AAATCCCCAAATACTCATATCTATCCTTCCACACTAACATCTATTGCGATACCGGCTACCTCGACTGGATACGGTCTATCCGACGAGATTTCCAAAAGCGGTTGGATACCGTACAGCCCGGTAACTGGAACTTCATGCCATCCGGTTAGGTCCGGGTGGCTCACTACTGTGGCGTCGGTGCTGAAGGTGCTTCCGTCAGCCTCGTAACCGTTGACCTGGACTCCCTTGGAACCGTTCAGGTTCACCACAACAGAGGAGTAGTTCTTCATCCTACCGAGAGTGCTCGCCACCCTGGAAGCCTGACCGATCTCCGGCACCCTCGGCTGCATAGCCATGTTGATCTTCTTCCCAACGATGGCAGTAAGTGGGGTGCCATTGCTGCTGATCGACACCGTTGAAGGTGTTCCAGCAGTTACTGTTTTCTCTCCTCGGTATACCCCATCTATGACGACGGATACTTCCTGACCATCCAGGTGCGTATCGCCTGCAGGGAAGGTCAGGGTCGTGGCCGAGACACTATCCATTGCGACTGCCTCGTCCAGGTACAGCGTGTCGTCATATTGGGCTATGCGAGACTTGTCCGTGTCCGTAACCGCCAGGTAGAAGGAGTCAACGGCTGTAGCAGAAGAAGACACGCCAGCAGTGTAGTTCCTTGCCGCGCAGAGAGCGGAGCACAGGGGTAGTTTCATCCTTGACCACCCCATAAACCCGTCAACCTCGTTCACACGGCAGGCAAGCACCTCGCCGTCCGATAGACGAACAAGCACAACAGGGTCTTCTTGCCCCTCCCACACAACCATCTCCTCGATCGTGGCAGAAGAGAAGAAGTGTGAGTGCTCCTGGGTGAGGTTCTTGCTCTGGTACCTTTGGTTATCAAAGTTGTACCGCATGGCCCGGATGGTTCTTCGGTCCTTCTGCACGTACATGAGCATGGTGCCAACGATTACTGGTCGGACAGACGCAGACCCATAGGCAGATTGCCGGTCAACACCAACTGATATGGCAGAGAGGGGAGAGCCAGTCACGGCGAACTCCCCGGTGGTTGTACCTATGATCAGATCCTGGCCGGAAGACAGCCAGCGTACCCGGCTACCGCGCAAGTCGTTCACCAGGAAGTGGAAGCCGTCAGCAGAGGTGCCGCCAAGCCCGAAATCGAACGGTCTGTCAGGCTCACTACCAACCACCACTCGTTTCGCCATATCGAACCCACCGAAGATCACACGACCCTGGTGACTTACCCCACAACTGGGGAAGCCCACGGCCTTAGACCAACCGAGGCTATACTTTGCCGTTGCATTTCTTGAGGTCGGCGGGACCAGAACCCTAGCCTGATGCCACGCCACAGTCTCGTCGCTACCCGGTGCCCAGTACGGCCACCCAACACCTGCATAGGATTGTGTTCGTTGCAATGCGAATACCCCGCCGTTGAGATGTACAGTGCCCCCTATCCAACGGCCTGGATCGTTCCACGGGCCAACCTCCGGCAAATCTTCTATATCGCCCCGGAGTACAGTATCGAAAACTTTCCCGTGGCCCTCGGGAATGGAGTTATAGGCCACCGACCAATCACCTACGTTAGTGTCCGATGTTGGTTCTATATTACCTACGGATATACTGACTAAGTCACCAACACACGGTTTATTCCTGTACCCATTAGCAACCGTGGGAACGTAGGGGGGATCAGCGGCGGCGTCACCAGGCGCTGCGGGCCTTGGGGCCCAAGCAACCATTGGGGCATACTCCACGGTGCTTGCTTTCCTCCGTAAACGATAGAGACTCTGCCCAAACAAACCGATGGTGGTGCTATCGTGGGGAAACGTGTTGTGCATACGTCCAGTGACCAGGGGATCAGCGCTGGCTACGGTATTCCAACCTGGGACGCTATCGGTTGGCGCTTGGTCACCGTTTATGATGATAGCATTACTAAACGCCCGGTTGGTCAAGGTGCCCGGAAGAGGGTCAGTTCCACCCGGAGGCGTAATCAAAGCATAGCACTCTTTAGTGAGATTCGCTGCAGTCGCTGCGTTATTCCCCCTATTTCCAATGATACACCCAACTAGAGAGTGTTGGTGAAAAGGTGTGTCGTCAGACAGTGCCATATATCCGTCACCGGACGTGTCTTGAGGTGTGGGGCCACTTGGTCCTGCGGGATCTCCAGCATTCGTCTGCATTACTTGTATCTCAGAATGCGAGCGAGGGACCGTTACGCCACCAGTGTGGTGAAGGCCGATCGGTGTGTGCATATAGTCGATAGTCGCTTTTTCTTTGAGCCATGGGCCGTCCCAATCATACGGGTCACTATAGTCCGCCTTGTATACTCGGGCGGGGCTTCCCTGCCCTAGAATGCTGGGGTTAGATATAACTGTTACCGAACATTTCCGTGCGTCTGACACCGAGGTTACCTTCACAAAGTACCCACCTCGATCGTCCCATACCCCTCCAGAGTTAGTTGTTACATGGTTGAGACTCTCGTTGCCGGAAGATGCGCTCCAGGAGAGTGTCCCAATCCTATATATAGCCCCCACGTCCTCCTGATCAAACCAATCACGGGTGGATTCCAATGTGTACCCATTAGTCCCGCCGGCAGTTATGTTCATGGCAAACCGATCACCATACCTTATTATCTCGGGTGACCGCCTGTGTGCCTTATACATCCTTGTGTCCAGGACTTTTGTTCCGTCAACGTCTGTCGTAGCAAATACCTCTTGTGGTGCTGCATTTGGATGGCACACAACCACGCTGTCCTCATGCTGGAAGTATGTCACGTCTGGTAGTTGGGCAGCAGAGAAGTTGTGTTGCCCAAACAACTTCGTAAAGGTGCTGCCGCCTGGTGGTAGTGATGCCCAGTTAGCGGGCCAGTAGTATTCTTGGCCCGTTGGAGGGGTGTCCCGCCACCATACGTAAGGGTGGTTGCTATTCGTTCGGTTCTTCCATATCTGTGTACCAGCGTAAGTGTCAGCGTCCGTTGAAGTGTGGAACACGTTGTTCTTTATCACACGGATAACACCAACCCACGAGTCGGGGCCGTCAGACCATCCGAGGGATGTATCCCAATCAGGGTTGGCGATAACCTCGAATGCCAATACAAAAGTATCCACCCCTACACGGAATGGTATGAACTTTACTGCGGTGGAGACGAAGCCTCCAGGGTAATCCCCCTGGGGTGAACCAGGAGGAACTGACGAACCAACAAGGAGTGTTGAAAACGCAGTGTCTCCACGGTATGTGCTGCCGTTACGCTTCTCGACAGACCCGTTGGACGACACGATCGCGCCCTCTAACTTCCGGCAGGACGCCTCATAGACCTTGGGGTCGGAAAGCCCATCCATGTGAGGGGAGACCTCTCCCTGATTGAAGGTAGTCTGTGGACGCCAAACCATTACAGGCTCCTGTACCTAGACTCGATCAGAGACGAGGGCGAGAAGTACCTGGCTGAGTTCTCCTGGCCGTCAACCCCCTTGGCCTTCAATAGCGCCTCTTTCACCTTCTGCTCCATGAGCGTGATCTCGTTTGCCGACTTGCCGAAGTTCGGAGCGACAAATGCGCCGAGGGCCAGGCCCATGGCGTGCTTCATGGCAGGGGAGAGGAGGTCCGTGCTCGTGTCCCCTACATCAAAGACATACTCTAACTTGGCGGAACTCTGGTTTGTACATAGGCACCGGCTTTTTGTACCAGAAGAGTTTGCCACTGCCTCGATCTCCCACATGACAGTCTCCGAGTTGTCCGGTTGGTTCTTGTACCCATTCACCGTCAGGGCTCGGATGTAGTCGGAGGGCAGAGAGAAGATATTCCCCCAGCGGGTAGTGTCCTTGAAGTCGCTGTCCGGCAGGGCAGTAAGGGCCGCCGTTGTCTTGCACCCATTCCATGCGTGGTCGCTAATGAACTGCTGTCTGAAGTTGTCCCAGACGTCCCTCAACAGCGCAGCCTGGGCGCTATTGTCATTGTCTGCGGATGCTACCCGTCCCACCCCTAGTTGGGTCAGGCCGATATTCCATATTTCTTCTACTGACACGATCTCGCTCCTTTTCAAGAGGTTGTGGGCTAGATCACCAACCCCGTCTATGGTCACTTCCAGCGATGTTACAGTTGCTGTCAAAACCGACGCGCTGCCACCGATCAAGCCAATAGAGATTGTACCCTCGACGGTGCCCGACGACGACAGGCTAACTGAACCTGCCGCTGAAATCGAAATGCCAACGGCGCCAGCCACCACCGCTGTCGGGGTGCTAGAGGTCGCAGTGCTAGAGGCGGACAAGCCAAACGAAACCTGAGCCACTACCGTGGAAGATCCAGTCACCGCTGTCACGGTAGCGGTTGCCCCTACTGCCCCAACCGCTATTGCCGCGCCGATGGCGACAGTTGTCGTGGTGCTAGAGGCGGTAACAGTGGCGCTGAGGGCACCTACGCTTACCGAGCCAACGATCTCGCCGGCAGATACAGAGTTGACAGAAGCAGTAGAACTAAAGGTACCTACAGATGCTGCTGCACTCAGTTGTTTAGAGTGGCGTGGGCTGGAAACGCTAGCAGTTCCGCTGACTGCACCTACGGATATTGCACCAGTAACGCTGACGGCACTGGTGGTCTCCGGGGTGGCTGACGAACCGATCGAGCCAATAGAGATAGCGCCCGATGCCACCGCCGTAGGCGTTTGCTTTACCACAGGAGCGGACGCGGATATTGCTAGAGTCGCTGCTCCAGTGGCTGTTACAGTTGTTGTGCTACTGGAAGCGGTGGCAGTAGCAGACAGCGCCCCGGCTGACAATGTTCCTGAAATGACGCTTGTGCCAGTTACCGAAGAGACAACGGCAGTAGCGGACACCGTGCCTACCGCAGCCGACCCTGATACTGTAGGAATATCTGTTACATCAGCCGTGGCCGAAATCGTGCCCACCGCAACCGACGCGGATACGGCGCTTGTGTCTGTTGCCGAAGAGACTGTTGCTGAAGCACCGACTGCTCCGATAGTTGCTGCGGGGGAAAGAGTGCTTGTCCCCGTGGTGGCGCTAACAGCGGCAGTAGCGGACACCGTGCCTACCGCAACTGCCGGAGTGAGCACGCTTGTTCCAGTGTTCGCAGTGGCCGTGGCGGAGGTTGCGACTGTACCCACAGAAGCGGAGGGCGTTAGAGTCGAAGTCCCCACGGCAGTGACGGTAGCAGAGGCACTAACTGTGCCTGTGGATACTGCACCAGAGACGGTCTGTGTAGTTGCGGTGCTAGAGACAACAGCGGTGGCGCTAACTGTGCCTGTGGATATTGCACCAGAGACAACACGGGTGGTGCCACCCGCAACCGCTTCGGGGAGAAGGACCACCCCGGAGACGCTTCCATACAATGTGTCGGTGGCGACATCAAATGCGTAGGCTTCGGTGCTTGTGTCCCATGGATCGTCAAAGTCGGTGAACGCTGTGAAGTTTTTGAAGAAGAGAACGCTGCTCATCGAGGAAGCGTTGTTATTGACGAACCCGCCATGGGTGGTCGAGGAACCCTGGACGGAGGATGGCAGTGGAAAGGGATACCACAGACTGTAGTCGTCAGTAGGACTCACCGTGTCATTTGGGGCTGGGCAAGTCAGGCCGCCGGAGTAGGTTGAGGCACTTGGACCGGGGTTTGACCCGCCATCCTGTGCCGTCATGCTCCCCGTTACTGAGGGTTCAGGACCGTTTCCTGCGGTGGAGGTGTTCGTTGTGCTACTGGAACTCGTACCACCAAGGGCTATGTTTGCAGAGTTCCTTGGAGTTGCACCTGCCCAGATGGACATGAAGGAACTACCCAAGAAGTCAGCGTCATAGTCAGCGTGAGCAGTGCCCTTCGGGAACACGATCTTGTCGGGACTGTCGGCAGTACTACCAACATTTCCGGTGGTAGTTTCTGGCACTTCATTCATGAACGCTCTGGCGATATTACCAACGCTAACTTGAGTGGTCGTGTCGGTCTTCGCTCCAAGAACCACGAATAGGCGAGAGGTGACGGTTGCATTGTCTTGCACCGTGATCGAAGTAGAGTGGACTATCTCAGCCCTGAACCCGGTGCTGTCATCAATGATGTCGTCCTGCGTAACAACCTTTCCCCAGATGCTTAGATAGTTTCTGTTCCTGTAGCCGCCTCTTGCGTATCCGAAGTCGATCCACCCGCCAGCACCAGTTGCCGTGGCATAGGCGGGGGCGGAGGTTGTCCAGTTACGCACCGTGATTGTGGACGGATGGATATTGCCTGTGCCCGCCTGAGGGGTGTCACCTGCGGCCCCACCAAGCACAGTTCCTGTGCCAGACCGTTCAAAGAAAGTTACTATAAAGGCCCAGGCACCCTCATGGTCGCCGCCGGAGCCAACGCTTGTATTCGTTAGCGTGTTAGTTCCTACATGAACGACATCTGTGGCCCTTGCGATACGGAGTTGAGGTGCCCCGGCTAGGTCGGCCAAGGAAAGCCATTCGATAGCCATGTCAGTCCGCCAGGAACTCTAGTTCGACCGTGAGCGTCCCTGGATTCTGAGACAGCGGTACATAGAACTGAATGATGTCCGTGTTCTTGACGGTGAAGTTTGGATTTGGCTGACTGTCGTATGCAGTGGCGAGAACTATGTCTGTCCCCAGTTTGTAGTCGTAAGAAATGGGGTCGGTTGATTTGTGTGGGTGGGATACTGGTAGTGACCCAGTAAGTGAGTATTTATGAGCGAGGGCACCCTCGACCAGTTGTCGCTGGTCAGTGGTTAGTGCCCCCTCGAACAGGATCACTTCGCTTATGCTGCCCTTGTACAATCGGTTCTGTTCGGAGGGTGGCGTGGTCCCGTTGCGGTTCCGCTGCATCCCGCCGATTGCGTTGTAGGTCCATCCGCCACTGCTCGACGATATGGTGATTTGCTCATCGGTGTACTTGGCAACGCCATCCACATATTCGGTAATCAGTGACCGTGAGGTGGATGCGTTCTCGCAGACCAACACACGCAACTCGTCAGTACCGAGATCGGAGTTCCCATCGTTGTACTCATTAGAGTCGTTCCTCACCCGCAGGTCGCCACCTTTGTGGCCCCACATCGAGTTCCAACTCTGACCCGTCGATGTACTGAGATCGGAGTTCCCGATGATCGGTCGCTGGTTTCCGCTGGTGAAGTCTCCCAGAACTGCGACGGCTGTGAAGTCTGCATCGTAGTCGAGCGTGACAACTCCCGCAGACATGACGAGGATGTCATCTGTTCCGTCGAAGGCGAGAGCCTCGCTAGCCCCTGGCCCATCTGCTGTCTTGTAGAGTGGCTCCTCCCCCGAGTCCGGCGCATCAAACTTGGGGAGGACTGCGTTCTTGTCCCTCATGTTCGAGTACCATCCAGAGATGGTGTCATTGTTAGATGCTCCAGCGGGGGCACCGAGGTCGTCTGCCATCAGATGCCAGAGGCGGTCGGGTAACTCCTCTACGCCAAATAGTTGCCCCGTGCCTGAGTCGGTGCCCAGGTTGAATATGCCCGTGCCGCTGCTGAGTTTTGCCCTTACACCCCGCATCGTTCCTGGGCCACCAAACCACTGGATGGCACCAACGGAGGGGTTTGTGAAGATCCCAGAAGAGACCACGCTGAACTCGTACTCAGTTGTCGGCATGTCACCACCCTCTTTCCTCCTGGGGAAATCGGGTTATGTAATCGACACGTCGCAGCCGGCGATGGCAATCTGCACAGTGTCACCGTCACTAAATGTCACGTCAGGTGAGATGTCAATGCTAAGGATAAGGTCACTCGCTGACGGTGTGGTTCCAGCACCAGCGCAGTTGTGTATCGAGATCCACTCTATGGGGCTGGCTCCCCAGTTAGCCGACTGCACGTTTGCGATCTCGACCAGAGTACTGTTCTCTTTTACCCCCGCAACGGCGACGTCCCCGAATGGCATAGCGATCTCCTGGGTGCTATGTATCGACGGGAATGTAGTCGCGGGATCAGTGGTCACGGTGTGGAAAACCACCTTGACAACCTTACTCCCGAAGTAGTCAGTCCCATTCAATATGTGATCCAGAGCCCCGTTCTTGAGCGCAGTTGCAACGGCCATTAGTCTTCCCTAACTTTTAGTGCGCCAGTACCGAAGGCTATTTCCTCCAACGGCGCTATGGTTCTATTTTTGTCAAGTGCCTCCCAGTACAGCAGATTGCCAACTGTAGCAGCGTCCCAAACTCCAATGCCAACGACAGTTTCGTCAGCAGTGTATCCCACTGCCATTGTCCACGAGATCGTTAGCACGTTATCGACGAACCTCAGGTTCCCGTCTGACTTCAAGCCCGACCAGTATGGCTCCCCGTTACCGGGGTCTACCTGGTGCACCTGAACTCGACTGGCTTCCCACTCAATACCGTCCAGGCTATCGCCCGTAGGGTTCGTAACAAACAAGTTCACGTACGTAGCGGCGGCCCCTGTGACAGTTGTACCCAGCAGGAGAGACAAACATCTGTCCGACTGATAAAATGTCTTCCCTGCCACAGGGGCCTCCACTCACTAAGCAACCCCAGTACCAGCGTGACAAGGAATGATGACCATCTTCTTGGCGTCCATACGGACTCCGCCAAGACTGAAGTCATGGTAGCACTGCAAGGAGTACCCACGTTGCGGGATCTCATCGAAGCGCACACTCATCTCGTCGCCCTGCCCAAAGACATTGGCGTCCTGCGTGTAGACGTAAGCGTAACGCCCAGCAGAGGCAGCCGTCAAAGAGCCAGATGCAACTCCAGAAACCACAGCCTCAGTTGCAATCTGATTGCAGACCCGGAACTCCATACCCAGGAAGGGAACAGCCTGGCCGTACTGAAGCGGCATGAGCGCGTTGTAATCCGCACTGGTGTACTTCGCCTCCTGAAGCAACTGAGTCACCTGCTCCGGGTGAAGCACGCAAACAATAGGCTGACCGAGGTTGGCTGCGCCGTTCGCTTGCAAGATTTGGTGGGCAATCATCAACTTCTTGATGTGAAGACCCCTGGAGTCCACGTCCGTGGGGCTGATTGTAGTCGTGACCGGGGTGGTTTCGTCAGTCACCTCGGTGCGTGTGCCAAGCGTGCCCAGGTCGCCAAGAACGACATTCTGGGCACCGTGTTGACCGACACAAGCCGTGGCGTCACGACTAATAGCCTCACCCAAGGTGCCAACAATCAAGGGGCCAATGGTGGTTCCTCCAGTAGCAGCGACAACGTGAAGAGCGGCACCCTGGACAATGTTACCCGTACGAGTGACTGTGGTGGCAGCGCCGTCGCCGGTCACGTGAGCCGTCTCGTTGATTGCACCGCCGTAGGCAGCCTCAGAGTCCTTGCGAAAACTGGTCAAGTGCTCCCGTGTGTCAGCCCCGCCAGCCAGAGCGACGCCGTTGATCGTCACGTCACCAAGGAATCGGTCTAGAATGACGTCATCCTTTTTGCGGTTGAAAGCAGCGGCGACGTTCTGAATGTACATTCCGTCCGGCTGGATCGCACGCATAAGAGCACGCTCGTCACGTGGGTCAAACATCTCAGCAAACTCCCAGAACTCCGGGGTCAACTGACGACGCTCGTTCCCTGTGGTCTCGTACTTGAGGTCGTTCGACTCAGCGCCGTACTGCTGGTTGCGATCACGCTGCACCAGATTGTCCACAGCCTTGTAGGAGTCAAGCATCAATGGGTCACCGAAGAGGACTTCAGGAATACAGGTGTCGGAAAGGACCGAGTCTGTATTCTGGGTCTTCATACGGATCGTGTCGGCGTATGCCGTCTTGAACAGATCGACGTAGGTGGACTCAGCGGTTGGGGATGCTCCCCCAGCAAGCGGCGAGCCCGCACCATAAGATGGATATGCCATTTGGACATTCCTTCCAAACAAAAGTTATTACTTTAGTCGGGAGGTTGTCCAGCCACCTGGGCCCACCTTGGCGATAACGCTCACCATACTCGGCAGTCTATCCTGCGGTCTTGCCTGGCCCCACGAATAGGGTTGTCAAGCATTTGTTTGCTATACAACCATACAAACCGGCGTGCAACCACTTACCACGGATTATTTTTTAGCCGGGGGTCAAACACGCTGTGGTATCCCCTGGCCTTCAGTTCCTTCAGTTTCTCCCGGTACTCATACTGGACCTTCTCGTTCTCCGGGTCTCTGCGGTTCTGGAAACTCGGCATCTTCATCAGTTCCCGTATCCGCATAGCCAGTTCAATGTCGTTCCCACCTTCTGGTGCCGGCTCGGCGGTCCCACCGTCAATCGGGCTACTCCCATCTGCCATCATATCTCCAACCATGCTAAAAAGTTCCAATGCGCCAGCGTCCCGCAGATCAATCCCCTCCAACGAGGGGGCTAGGTGCTCATTTTTCTCCGACAAGGTCTCCATCGCCTTCTTTGCCTTCTCCACCATCGTCTCGTACTGGTCTCCGTACCTGGATCGAGCACTTTCCTGTGAGTCGGACAAGCCCCGCTCTAATCCCTCCCGCTCCTGCGCTGATTCCGCTACCTGTATCGCCCCCAGCGTCTTCCACTGGTCCTTTGTCAGGTGCGCTCGGTGCGCTGCCGCTCTTGCTGTCTTCGACCATTCTTCAGCCCCTTCCAGTTCTTCGTATCCCTCTGGAGAGTCCGGCGCCCCCAAACGCTGAAAGAACGCCGATCGTTCCTCCTGGCTGGCCTCGGGAGCCGGCACCCTCACGGAAGAACCGAGACTTTTTTGCAACTCCTTGTAACTCCTCGCCAACGAGGGCACGTCCTTGAACTTCTCCAGGAAACCCTCACGACCATCAAAATCTTCAGGCAGGTGGTCCTCAAGACTCATCCTTGCTCTCCTTCCCCGAGCGAATAATCGCTACTATCTTCCAGTAAACCGTGCGCTGACCAAGCCTTTTAGCCATGGCGATCGGGTCTATCGACACTCGGTCCCTTTCCCCCTCGGCCTCCTTGCTCATGTTCAAAAACTCCTCTGGTTCAAGCGTGTCCTCCACACCGAGCATTTTCTTCAGGTGTTCAAGAACCTCTTGACCAGCAGGTGACTCAAAGGTCGCAACGTACTTGTCTGTGATATTACTGGGCTTGTTGTTGGGCACCCTGTGGTCCTCCTTCTGGCGGCTGCTCCACGGCCTGCATCTGTTGCTGTTGTTGCAGTACCCGCTCGTCAGCAGCCTTGGCTGCTCGGGCTTCCCTGATCTGGTCTATCTCCTCCTGGGTCCTGAAGATCCGCGAGGGGACGTCACTCATGTTCGCATCAAAGTCTCTGAGGCGGTCAGGGTCAATATCCTCCATGAAGGCTGGGTCCTGGGTCGCCTGGAACAGTGAGATCCTGCGCTCCAGGAACGACATGACACGTGCCGCAGAGTCCTGCTTCTGGGCAGAGAAGAAGGGAGAAGCGAACTTGATCACCCCGGAAAGGTTCCCACCAAGCGTGCTGGCTAGTTCCACCGCCTCTGGAAGTTCCTTCCGACGCGCCATGATCCCTATTACGCTCTCAACAATCGGACCAAGGAACTCATTATTGATTATGTCAGCGGCAGCAGCAAGGCGTTGAAGGCTCCTGGCCTGTCTTTGCCTTGACTCCTCTGCGCTACGCGGCTGGCTGGTGGGTTCCGCAAGAACGTCAGAGAGGAATGCCTGTCTGATCTGATCCCTGTCGTCCCGAGCGATCTTATCTGCAGCACTGTAGTCAGCCCCACTACGCAAGTAGTTTGGAGCCACTTTGACTGGAGGACGGGTCACCATGATCCCACCATTGGCGATGTCCATGTCAAGCATCGAATCATCCTCCACAAGCAACGGCGGATTCAAGTCTTTGCCGGCAGCCATGAGTATCTGCCTCCGCAGTTCACTTAGCCCTCTAGCGTCGGCCCTGGCTAAGTGGCCGCGACCACGACCATACTCCTCGCCGTCCACACGGTGCAGCCTGCTCACAACGTAAGGAGCCACGTCGTACCCCTCGTCTTTTACTATAGATCCCCCACCTGACTCTGTGAGGTAGACGCTTCGGTACGTTTTATTTGTTTTAGACGGCAACCCGCCGTAAATCCGGTTCTCGTTTTCGTAAACAAACTGGTAGTAAGACACAAGTTCCATTGGAGTGCCGCTGTCAAGGTTTCTCATTGCATCTTCACCAGGATTCTCGAAATACCGTGCCGCATCTATCGCAGGCATCTCGAACTCGCGGCACATCATGATGATTCGCCCGCCTTTACCCTGCGACCAGTACATTCGACCAATCGGGACGGCCTCAAACACGATCCCGCTGGAGTTCCTCGGGTTCACGGGCTCCTCTTCGACCAAAACACACGAGTTTCCTAAAACTACGAGGTCGCGGAGGGCAGCAGTGGACTCATTGTAGAAGTTAGTGTCCTGAAGTTTCGCCAAGACCCTCTGCGACGTAATATCTAACGCCGATCGAACCCCAACGTCCTCAGAATAGTCAAATGGCGGCTCAAGCCTCAACCAATCCTGGGATGGAGGCAGAAGAGAGCCCTTCATGAAGTTTACGAGTTGATCTGCTGCAATCATCGCCGTTGAATCGAAGACCGGCTTCGTTCTGCGGCTACCGCCTGCCCGTTTTGTAGTTATGTCCCCCCTAAAGGGCATCATGTAGTTCGATATGTCCTGCCATGCACCCTCGTGGCCGGATCTCACCGACTTCATCTTCTTGAGTCGGGCCATTAGTTCTTGAATCTCAGTCATGCACTACCCCCAAAGAAATCTTCTTCCCTTACTCGGAATCTACGGGCCTTACCGGAATCACCTATAGGCCGGCCTAAGTGTAACATCATGAGAGCCTTGTGCATCGCGTCGATACAATGATCTTCCTGCCTCGGAGCGATCTTCCCATTCTTGTGTCTGTATCTGCGCATTTCTGAGAGGAGTTCCTGCGCACCCCTAGTCATGAACAAAAGCATACCCTGAGCCATCATGTCCAGGGCGATCTCTATGATCGTCATGATCGCCTTGCTCTTCGTCCCCGTCATCTTGTCCACCATATGGGCAGCCTCGGGCAGGACGTTCACCCCCAGGTCTCTCAACTGAGCCACAACCGTACCGCTACTGGTATTGCGCATTGCGTCGTGCGGCCAGGCCACTGGTATTACTCCGGCGCCCATACCGAGTAGTCGAGACGCAAAGTCCGCTACGGTTATATCCTCCGCCTTGAAGTCCTGAATGACATAGGTGATACCCGCTTGCCGCTCCGTTGCCATCTTCACCGCAGACCACTTGCCGGTGGTGTGGGCCAAGTCGATACCAATGATGCAGGAAGCCGACGCAGGGACCGGGAAGTCCTCAATCATCAGGAGGTGCTGTGGAATGTTGTAGACGAGACCAGTGCTCGCAACCGGACGCCCGTACAACCGGGCTTCCGCCAGCGGGTTGTTCTCGTACTTCTTCAAAAGGTAACGGCGCTGCGCTTCATCCATGTGGGTAGCACAGGTGATGTCGTAGTTGATCAGTTCCTTGATATCTTGATCCGGGTCCTCGAACATCAAGTACAGTTCGGTCTCGCCCATCAGCGGTGTCAACGCAACGTCAACGTGCCCCCCGGTCGCGTTGGTCCTCGCAGAGAGTTCTTCGTAGACCAACAACTCAGGCTCCTCGTCGATGGCAACGAGATCAAGAGAGTACCCCTGCAGCCTGCGCCACCCCGTCGAGTAGGAGAATACATACGCCTTGCTATACCCATCGACCCTACCTAACCCGTCGTGGTGCTTCACTCGGAAGTAGTCGATCTGATTTGCAACGCCGCCGGACATCTTTGTTATGTCGGAATCGACAAAAGTACCCTTGGGGAAATACCCCGACCCGCGACTCTCAGGAGGACCTAACAACCTGTTGACCAGTAGGTCCCTGGTAGACTGCGCAGTCTCGCCGCCCAGCGCCGCATTGATAGGCCTATCAAAACGAACACCCTTGTACCAGGAAGGGTAAAGACCAGTCATGTGATAAGTGAACTTCATCATAAGGGCCGTGCTCTTACCCGCCTGGTTTGCGCCGGTAAACATACACTCCTTGCTGTGACTGTTTATGAAATCTCGTTGGCGTTCGTTCGGGTCGATGTCCCCGAGCAGGTCCGACCCCTTCCTGGAAGCCAAGACCTTTTCAATCTCAACCAGTTTCAAGAGTTCGTCTTTGGAGTGTTCTTCAGTCACCGGAAGGCCCGTCCAATCTTGCTGCACGCATCTCCTTCAACATGATCTTCAGTTCCGAGTCAGACATCTCAGCGAGTTCCACAACACTAGATACAGCGGGCTCATCCTTTGGGGTCACTAGCGGTAGTATGCATCGACCCATGAACATGAGAACCTTTTGACCCTCCTCGGTTTCAGGGTCTGCCAGTGCTGCCATCTGCGCTAACTTGTGGTAAAGACCAGCGTCTACCAGGAGACTCATGAAGTCTTGCTTTATCGTGTGCGGGTCACGATACGGAATACTTGAAGGGGCAGGATCAGACTGGTTCACCGGGTGTGTCTCCTTCGCCAAAACGTATAGTTCTCGAAACCCTTCGTCCGTCCTCGTCAAGTTCAACGCCAACTCATGCGGCACACCTGCGGCTATGCAAGCCCCTCGAAAAGTAGCACCCTCTTCTATTCGAGCCAGGATCTTGTCCTTCATCCCAAGACGAAGCAACATGGCCTCGTTGTCTCTTCGATTTACCATTCACCTCCACAAGGGGGACAATGCTGACCTGCGACAAGTGCCACGAACACTACACGGCGACTCCCATTTCTGTTCTGGGAATGACCTACACGTATCTACTCTGCCCACTTTGCGCCTATGAACTCAGACAATCGGCAGACGCATTCTGTAACTCCACGGAAAAACCAGGAATACGCCGCCCCTGTGGGCACATCTTCGCGATCATTTATCAGGACCGCAAGTAAGCCGCCCAGAAAATGATTGACTATCCCAACCATATGTGCACACTGCCCCAGGAAACCTTGGGCTACATGGGGTAGCCCGCTTCGATTGGAGGACCCATGAGGGTCAATAACTGTACTATCGGCGGGAATCTGTGCGCAGATCCCGAGTCCAGGGAGGTGGGCGACAGCCACCTTCTCTCAACCTTCCGCATCGCAAACAACCACGGCCAGGACCGGGTTAGTTTCATCAATATCGAGTGCTGGGACAAGACCGCAGAAAACGTCCAGCAGTACCTGGAGAAGGGTAGCGGAGTTGTTGTACAAGGACAACTCATGACCGATACTTACGAGGACAGAGACGGAAACAAGCGAGCCAAGGCATGGATCAAGGCGTTCTCCGTCGAGTTCCTGCCAAGGAAAGCACCCAATAGTGAAGAACACACCTCCTCAGACGCTGACGAACCCGTCACCAACCGAGTGGAGGACGAAACGCCTTTCTAGTAAGGCGTGGCTGTCCGTGGGGGATGCAGCACAGGTTCTTGGCGTCAGCACTCAGCGCATTGGTCGATTGTGTGCTGACGCCCGTTTTTCATGTGTCAAGTTTTCGGGGGTATGGGTGATCGACCGTGAGGATTTCGAGAGGTTTGCTGCAACGCCTAGACGGATTGGGCGACCACAAGCCCGTAACCATGCAACACATCATGGAGACAATGCCGGACCTCCCCTACCTGAGGGAGATCGTTCCACCCGTCGTCACTGACGACGAACTCCTCTGGTACTACGAGCGCCACGTCAAGGGCGACCTCAAGGAGCCGGCAACACGAATCAGATTCATGCTCCTCGTCAACCACTTCGTTCGCATCCGACTTGACCCAAGGTTCCTCCTCGCTGAAGCCGTAAGCGTCCACCGCACCACTGGACTCAAACACAAGACGAGCAAAACGAAATCGCTGCACAAGATGGCGGCACAAAGTAAACGGTTTGGTGTCCAATCACTTGCGCCACACGCCCTCGACTTCATGGAGTGGTGGAAGAAGGAAGGGAAGAACGCGAAGACTCTACTCCATGATCACAACGGAAAACCACTCGCAACTCGAATGAAGAAGGGAGCGTGGAAAGCGTCAGGAACCAATAGGGTTTTCTCTACCCCTGCGGCGGCCAGTCTGTATGCTCGGGATCACTTCCGAAATCTATACGACAAGTTGCTGGGGGACGAATGAAAACTAACGGTACGTATCTAGGAAACGCAAGCCTCCATGAGGTAGTAATCAGAATACAGAAGGAAGTACATGGAATCACAATCCAACTATTCAGGGCCCACACGTCAGAGCCCTACGGCGAACTGCGAATCCCACCAGGACACGCCGGAGCCCTTGCACAAGTTCTCGCGGAACACGCTAGAGGCGATACGAAACCACCACAAACTAAACCGGAAAACACCTGACCTGATCCTCATGGCGCTCGCCATATTTGACGGTCGGGTCAAGTCCATATCGAGACGTGAAGGTTTCAAGATGCGAGGGGAAGCACCACATGAGCGAAAGCAATAGCCCCAACGACAGGCTGTTCCACGATCTCTTTCGGGAAGGCGACGTCGTCAACGTGCGAGGGTTCGGGTCCAATGTCCCAGTCAGTAGCACGAACATTGTCTGGGACGGGACCGGCTGGCTTATCTCAGAACACCTCGACGCACTGCTAGAGGCCGGGGCTAACGCCGGGTTCGGAGTTGCCGTCAGGCGCAGCGTGGACGGCTCTGGTGGGGCAGAAAACCTGCTCTTCTCCAGAACACTCTGGGTTGATATTGACGACCCCGACATCTCTACAGAAAGCATCGACCAGCGAGCCGAGGCTAACGGATACCCACCACCTACATACATCGTGCGAACGGGGGGCGGCGCCCACCTCTACTGGATACTCCAAGCGGAAGAACCCTTGGAAACCCAGGTGCAGCGGCGCGACTTCAGCAAACGCCTGAGGTTGTTGACGACAGCATTCGAGGGGGACAGCAAGTGCTGCGAACCCGCACGCATCATGCGAGCCCCTGGAACACCCAATATGAAGGACCACTACCCCGAGGACGATCGACCACAGTGCTATATCGAACGGCGATTAGACCGTCCGGGCGACGCCGTAACCTCCTTCAGAATGGTGCCGGCAATCCGATCGGGTGGCAGGAATAATGCCGTCTTCGATGAAGCCAGACGACTCCGAGACTCCGGCGCCGATAGAGCACGAGCACTCACTGACTCCAGTACCTGGAACACGGCAAACTGCATACCCCCCCTAGAGCCTGGGGAGATAGAAACGATACTCGGCTCCGTCTACTCCAGAGCAACTGGCGGCGTCACTCATGAAGTCGCTGCTCGCTTCCCCGAGCCTGTCGAGTCTGAAGTGGCAGCCTTCTTTGTCAGGGACGAAGGCGAGGACCTGAGATACAACAGTGGGCTCGGCTGGATGCTGTGGAACGGAACCTTCTGGGAACGTGACGAACCCGGAGCCATGGACTGCCTGAGAAGATACCTGACACGCATGAGGTCAGACGCAGGGCAGGAAGGCGTGGACGCCATGCAGAGGCTCTGCACAAGGCTCCTGACCTACCGGAAGATCAAGGACACCCTCGCACTCGCAGGCACCATGCCGGGAGTCTGGATCGACGCTGAGGACTTTGACAACACCCCCTACAAAGTCAACTTCCAGAACTACACCCTCACCTTTGACCCAGACACCGGGGACTACACCGAGGGGCCTCACCAGAGAGACGACTACCTGACCTCCACCATACCTGCCAACTTCACCAAGCCACTGATGAGTGAAGACCACGAGTTCGCAACTTTTCTCAATGTGATCTTCGACGGCGACGAGCCTACCATTCACTACCTGCAGAAACGCCTGGGTATGTGTCTCATGGGAAATGTTGGCGACAGCAAAGCATTGATCATGTATGGTGACGGCGCCAATGGGAAGAGCGTACTGGCAGGGGTACTCCAGGAGTCCCTCGGTGATTACTGCTTCCCTGTTCCTGCCTCTACCCTCACAGGTAAGTCAGGGAGTGACGGCGGCGGAGAGACCAAGGTAGCCAGCATCCAGGGAAAACGTCTGGGGCTCGTACACGAGTTTGGTGGCAGCACCCAACTCAACGACGAACGCTTCAAGATGCTCACTGGGGGAGAGGCTCTGATCTCGGGGAGACACCTGTATGGGAGGCACTTCTCTTTCCGCCCCGTCACGGCGTTTGTCATCATGTCGAACTATCTCCCCACCATCAGGGACCACAGCCATGGCGGCTGGAGACGAATGGCCCTCATAAAGTTCCCCGTGCAAATCCCCGAGCATGAACAGGACACCACACTCATGCGGCGACTCGTCAAGGACGAACGGGAGTTTGTTCTCTACTGGCTCGTCAAGGGACTCTCGGCATTCCTCGCCCACGGGGCAGAGCCACCTGAGTCCTGCGCTATCGCCATGGCCGAATACAAGGAGGGTGAGGACGCCATAGGGGCCTTCCTCCAGGAGACCTATGAACACTTCTCCGAAGGGAGAGTCACCCTTCACGACACCTACCTGGCATTCCACAAGTGGGTCAAGGACCAGGGGGTTGACGTCCGCTACAGCAAGGTCAACTTCGGAAGGCTCATAGCCAACAGGTTCATGCCACAAAGGAACCAGTCCACAGACGCTGTAATCGAGCACCCCATTACAAAGGTGAAGATCGGCGGTGTCATATATTTCACAGGGATCGCTTGCAAGAGCAGGGAGGCTTGGTCATACGATGTCCACGGAGGGGCTTGATACTGATAACAGCCCCGCGTGGAAACGACGTGACACCACCCACGGTGTCGTCGTCTGGAGAATAGCAGGAAGCAATGACAACCGCCTCCTTGGTCCTACGGAGCAGCCAGCCCACAGAAAGAAACGTCTGGGGCTTGAGTGCTGTGCCCGTCTTGGTAGACTGCCAGGAGTCGTCGCCCACTATGTCCCGCCACTCGACAAGGACCATGTCCTTTAGCGTTGGCGCCATTTTGTTCCTTCTTCGTTCTCGGGTAGTGGTCCTTCATATTGGGTGTTCCAGGGGCTCGCATGATGCGTGCGGGTTC